TGCTCATGTTAATCTTGCTTTAGAATGGTATGAAACTGGAAATAAGGTTACTGACGAGTTAAATATTCCTGGTTACGATGGCTATAAAGCGCTTTTATATTATAAAGCTGTTGCAACATGGTATATCGCAGGTACACAAACTGGTAAACATGCTTTCTTTGATTTAAAACATAGACATAATATGCCAGCACCATACGATGAATACACAGAAAAAATGCTTGGTAATACTTGGTATCCAGACACGATTCCTTATATTCCAGAAGATTTTGAAAGATTTAAATTCTTATTCCCAGGCTTGGAACTAATTTATAAAAACTATTCTAAACATTACCAAGACTTATTTGTATTAGCTTTATACAATGGTAAGAAAGGTGGTAACTATTTAGAGATTGGTTCAGGCGACCCATTTGTACATAATAATACAGCTTTATTAGAAACTCAATTTAGATGGAAAGGTATTTCTATTGACAATTCAGAAGCTTTGTGTTATAATTTCAAAGAGAATAGAAATAATACAGTTATCTGTACAGATGCTACTCAACTAGACTTTACTAATTTATTTAACCTACATTGTGTAGAGCCAGTAATTGATTATTTACAGATTGATTGTGATGAAGCTTCTATACAAGTACTAGAAAATCTACCTTTTGAAACACACAAATTTGGTGTTATCACATTTGAACATGATTCATATAGGCTTGGTACTGATATCAGAGACCGAGCTCGAACTCTTTTGAAAAAGAATGGTTATAAGCTTTTAGTAAATGACGTAGCATTCTCACCACAACATTCATACGAAGATTGGTATATACATCCAGATGTAGTTGACGCTCCAAAAGAAATGATTCCAACACAAAATATCAACTTTGTATGGGACTATTTTATGTTAGATATAAAGGACTAATATATGATAACAGTAGTAGCAACAGGAGGTTTTGACCCAATACACTCAGGCCACATTGAATATTTAAAAGATGCCAGTAACTGTGGTACTAATCTTGTAGTAGGAGTCAATTCAGACGCTTGGTTAAAAAGAAAGAAGGGTCGTTATTTTATGCCCTGGGAAGAACGAGCAGCAATTGTAGGTGCTCTAACTTGTGTAGACAAAGTGATTTCATTTGATGATTCAGACGATACTGCAATTAACGCAATAGAAAAAGCTCGAGCATTATTTCCAAACGATAGAATTGTTTTTGTAAATGGCGGCGACCGAACAAAAGAGAATATCCCAGAAATGGTATGTGAAGATGTAGATTTTGAATTTGGCGTCGGTGGAGAAAACAAAGCAAATAGTAGTAGTTGGATATTAAAAGAATGGTCACAACCGACTGTTGAAAGAGAATGGGGAAACTATACTGTTCTCAATCAAAATGGAAGTTGGGCTGTTAAAGAACTTTCATTTAAAGTTGGTAGAGCACTCAGCGACCAACGTCATTTTCACAGGTCAGAACATTGGCACGTAGTCGAAGGTACTATTCGTATGAACCTCGAATATCCAAACGGAGATAAAGTATCTAAAATCTATAATACAGGTGATAGTATTGATATTCCATTATGGACTTGGCATAAAGCTATTAATATTGGAGATATTGACGCTAAGGTTGTAGAAGTTTGGATGGGCGAAAAATTAGAAGAAAGTGATATCGAACGTCGCGATTAATATAAATAATACTAAATAATTAATTAACGCTAATAGTCATAGGAGACGAAGATGGCGGTCAAAATAATTGGCACAACTGTCATTGATGATAGTCGTGGAATCATACCCAACGAACTCAATGGCTTATATACAAATTTCCATCCAAGCCAGAATACAATAACATCTAATATTGATTTCACCAAGCCATTGATGAAATTAGCTATGACTGGTAATGTTACTTTTACAACTAGTAATAGAGCATCTGGCCACCAAGCAACTCTCGTTTTAGATACATCAACATCAGGCCACACGCCAACATTTCCTTCCGAAGTTAAATTTGGTGTAACACCAACTTGGGCTAATAATCGCCATTGGATTATATCACTCACGTGTTGGGATTCTTCAACTGTAAGAGCAACAGCAATTCCTTATGATGAGCCTGGAACTCAATCTTCAACATTTAATAATTTTTCTTTAACAGGCTGGAATGTATATAACATTCATTTTGCAGGTAGTGGATTTCCAGAAAGTTGGTGTTTTGTGAAATTTTCAAGAGATGATTCAAATAATAGAATTATTATTGAACGCGCGCATGGTGATAGTGGTGTACCAGGAACTTATGTAGATGTATATGCTACTTATACAGGACTAACTGGCATTACATCAGTCGAAGTACAATATAATGTTGCTTCACAAAGCTGCAGCGGCGATTGTACAGCATCTAACTATACATTTGGTCCAACACCAGCAACTGATGGATATGCTTCTGGCACATATTATACAGTACCAAATGACCCAGGTGGAATAAGATTTGGCTGGGCTGCTCAAGCTAATCCTAACTCTATTGAAGAAGCTACAACACAAGCAGATATAAATTCTGGTAATCCTGATTTTCGTATTAAGATTGTTTGTAATGAAGGAACATTTTATTCAACAGCAGAAGCGCCTGGAAATTTTATATATCAACGCGCATATATTGGGACCGTCGCAGCGAGATAAGAGGTTAAGTAATGGCAGTTAAAATTTCAAATACAACAGTAATAGATAATTCAAGAAATTTTATTAATATTACAGGCGCTGAAGGCATATATGGCGATTTTCAGCCAACTGCTTATTCACCGACGTCAGGCGGAGCTTCGTCATTTACTTGGAATCCATCTTTTGATAGACCATTAAATCATGGTGTTTTAACTGGCGCAAGCATGACAATTGGTGGAACTAATTTAGGTGCAGGTAAACAAACTATTATACTTTTAGATACTTCAACTTCAGGGTATGATGTTTCTTGGTCTTCTGCCTGGAATTGGCCAGAAGATACTGAACCAACATGGACTACTGCAAGATATTGGATGATTACAGGAACATGTTGGGACGTTTCAACAATTAGAGCAACAGTAACAAGTTGGGGTGCATAATGGCAAAGACAGGAAACTTTATAGAAATACCAATTACTATCAACGATGGTGCTAACACAGTAACGCAATGGTGTACAATACCTGAGCATGACGACCCACAAGAGCAACAAGAACAAATTAGAAAGAAAATACTAATATTAGCTGGTAAATATACTTTAGGTGAATCATAATGGCAATTCAAATAGGCGGAACAATAGTTATATCTGACTCAAGAAAACTTGAAAATATTGTTGATTGTACTGGTACATTTGAAGATTTTCATTCTACACCAGTAACTATAGTTGACAATATCAATTTTACTAGTCCAATGATGATACTAACTATGTCTGGAAATGTTACTTTTACAGAATCTGGTATTGCAGAAGGTAGAACATGCACATTATTATTAGACACTAGTTCAAATACTCATACACCAACATTTTCTTCAACAATAAACTGGCCAGATAATACTGAACCAACGTGGGGTGATTATCAACGTTGGATGATTACTTTTCATGCAGTATCTGCTACTGAAGTTCGCGCTAATGCTGTCGGATATACAGAAACAACAGCTCCGCCTCCAACAGAAACAATTGGATTATCAGGAACAACATCTACTCCTATAACTTTCTATGATATGAGTGGCGGTCTTAATGATTTGGTAATGGGTTGGAGATTCGGTTCAGACGGTAATATTTACAAATACGAAAGCATTTATAACATTGGTGGACAAGGAATATACTTATATTCATCGACTCAATGGAACAATATTACACCAAGTACAACATACTATATTAGAGTATCAAACTTTGGCGGTACTAAAAATTTAAGTGTTAGCGATAGTGATACACTTAATAGTTGGATAGCATTATCATCAAACAGAGACTTTAGAGTTAGAGATTCAAGAGATGTAACTACATACGCTGATGAGAATATGGTAATGAAAGTTGAAATTGCTTCTGATTCTGGTGGTTCGAATATACTTGCTACTGGTTATTATGAATGCGAATATTCAGGAACAGCTTAAGGAGATATTATGGCAACTCATACACAATTAACAATTAGCGGCGGAACTGTTACTGGTGGTACTGGTGGAATAAGCTCTGGCGATATTGTTGGCACAGTTACCAGAGACTATATTAGAGATGTAGACGGTTCTAATCAAATTGGTATTGATTGTGATACTAATACTTTTACAAATTCTCCAGGTAGTGCTACTTCAGTAAATGATGTATCTATATTCTGGACAAGAGCTGGTACATCAACAGTAAATATTAAATTAACAGATAATAGTTCTTCAAGTGGCGAGTTTGAAACAGACACTGCAAATTATATTAATGATTCTGCTGCATCAACAAGCTTTGCTGATTTTACTGGCGTAACCACTGGCCCGCTTTATACTAATGGAACATATGAATGGAACGAAAATGAAATTACTGACGGTGAAGGTATTACAGAAACCTATTTAACTATTAGATGGAATGGTGCAACTGTATATGGACCTACATCTATTGGATTTGGCGGTGTACCTGGTAGTACTACTTCTGTAACAGTCGGTGACTATGTTTATACTAGGGGCACAGACCAAACGGGAAGTGGTTCAACTAGAGATTTTCAAGTATCAAGAAGAAAAGGCCCGGTAAGTGTTTATGTTAATGGCGTAGGTGCTGCAATAACACATTTAAGAATGGTAGTTGATGTTGCTACTGCTTCTAACACCGGCGGTGCAATAGTTCCTCTTCGTACTTTAGAAGGTTCTCCACTATCAACTGGTAGTAATGATAGTGGTTGGATAGCTGTTAATCTTGGTGATGAATTAGAATTAAGTATATATCAGGGAGACACAGCAGGTTCCGGTGAAGCACATACATATGCATTTGATGCAACAATAGAATTTTGGGCACGAGCAACAGGATATAATGATACCAAACTGAAAGAAATTAGAACAACAATTAATACATTTGCTGAGAGCTCATTCTAAAATAAATAATAAAATATAGGTAAAAGAGAAAAACAATGGCGATACCAAACACAAGAGAACTTTTTAAGGATTATATCCTTAGAAAAATTGGTGCTCCTGTCATCGAAATTAACGTTGCCGATGAGCAGGTAGAAGACCGTATTGATGAAGCTCTGTCGTTTTGGGGCGATTACCATTACAACGGAAGCCAACAAGTTTATTTAAAGCACCAAATCACAGGAAGTAGTATTACACTTGATACTGCAGTGGCTGCTAACTTTACAGTTGGTGAAACATTTACAGGTCAAACTTCTGGTGCTACTGCAAAAGTATCTAAAGACTCTACAGGTTCTACACTTAAATACGACGCGCTTTCACATAAAGAATTAATACCTTTCCAAGCAGGTGAAACTGTTGTTGGAGAAAACTCTGGTACTACTGCTATTGCTAACTCAATTACAAAAGGAGATAGAGAAAACGGTTATATCTCACTCCCTGATGGTATTTTAGGTATTTCAGGTGTTTTCCCTCTTACAACAAACTTATCAACAGGCTCTGGTATTTTTAATGTTCAATACCAATTTGTTCTAAATAATATCGAAGACATTACGGGTTATAACGTTCAAAACTATTATATGGCAATGAGTCATTTACAATTCTTACAAGAGATTCTTGTAGGTAAACCAATGATTCGTTATAACAAGCATGTAAATAAATTGTATATTGATGTCGATAACGAATTCCTTACAGTAGGCGAATATATTATTATTGAGGCATATGATGTTATTGACGGAACTACTTACACTGATATTTGGGGTGATAGGTGGTTACAAAATTATGCTACTGTACTTGTAAGAGAACAATGGGGTCTTAATTTAACTAAGTTCAGCAATATGCAGCTTGTAGGTGGTGTATCATTTAATGGTGAACAGATTCTTCAGGAAGCGAGAGCAGAAAGAGAAAAAATGGAAGAAGAAGCGATTAGAGCTTATCAACCACTGACCTACAACTATATTGGATAACATAGTGATATGGCAACAAATGTATTCTTTAGAAACTACGATAACTTCAACGAGCAACAATTAATTGATGATTTAGTTATCGAGAGTATCAAAATGTACGGAGTTGACGTGATATACGTCAAGCGTTCGCTCGGTGCTGTTGATGAAATTCTAAACGAAGACGACCTACCATTATACGATGAAGTATTTCAATTTGAAGCCTACGTTAAAAATGTTGATGGCTTTGAAGGAGAAGGTGATTTTCTTTCTAAATTCGGTTTACAAATCCGTGATAGTATTACATTTACTGTAGCAAATAGAACATTCGAAAGATTTGTAACTCGTGAAGTGGTTGAAATGATACGACCAAACGAAGGCGATTTAATTTACTTCCCACTTAACGAAAAAATGTTTGAAATTAAATTTGTAGAACATGAAAGTGTATTTTATCAATCAGGTGCTTTACAAGTTTACGATATGAGATGTGAGCTCATTGAATACAGCGGACAACGATTTGATACAGGTTATCCAAATATTGATAACTATTTTGATAAGATTGACTCTACAGCAGTTACAACATTACAAGGTCTTTCAAATACAGATATTAATGCTTCAGGCGGAGACGCATTAGCAGATAACTACACATTTGAAACAGAAGGAGATAATATTCTCGATTTCTCAGAGACCGACCCGTTTACCGAGAATATTAATATAAGTGATACCTAATGGCAATAGCTAACTATTTCTACAACGCGACTACACGTAAATATGTGGCCCTTTTTGGTACATACTTTAATCAGCTACAAGTACAAAGAGTTGATAATGGTGGAGTAACACAACAATCAATGATTGTTCCAATATCTTATGCTCCGTTTCAAAAGATACTATCTAGACTAGAACAAAATCCAGACTTTAAAACAAAGACAGCAATATCTTTACCTCGTATGTCGTTTGAATTAACGAATATGCAATATGATTCTGACCGTAAACTATCACCTATAGGAAAAATACGAAAAACTGTAGTTGACGATACAGCTGGTGGCCGCAAATTTGTTTATGGTGCTACACCATATAACTTAGATTTCTCATTGTATATCATGACTAAATATCAAGAGGATGCTGTCAAGTTACTAGAACAAATTATTCCTTTCTTTAATCCTGACTACACAAGAACAGTAAGATTAATTCCAGGATTAGAACCACTTGATATTCCATTAGTACTTAATGGCGTATCTATGGACGAAGTATATGAAGGAAATTTTGACGAAAGAAGAAGTATTGTATATACACTGAACTTTACTATGAAAGCATATTACTTCGGACCAGAAAAAGAATCTGGTATTATTAAGTTTATCGATATAAGATATGCTACAGAGGCTACATCAAATACAACACCAGAAGAGTTTTATACTTTACAACCTGGTATGACAGCTAATAATGAGCCTACAACTGACCAAGAGTTGTCAGTTGATTATAGCTTAATTGATTATGATGATAATTGGGATTATGCGGACGGTATTGCTAATACAGCACCTTCTTCATAAAAGAGTTGACAAACACACAAAAGTGTGTTATAATATATAATGGCATACAAATATAATGGAGAATATTATGAGAATTGGTTTTACATGTAGTGCATTTGACTTATTACATGCTGGTCATGTACAAATGTTAAGAGATGCTAAAGCTCAATGTGATTATTTAATGGTAGGATTACAAATGGACCCTGCATTAGATAGACCTAAAGAAAAGAACCCACCTATACAATCAATTGTTGAAAGGTACACACAGCTTAAAGCTGTAAGCTATGTTGACGAAATTATTCCTTATAATACTGAACAAGATCTTATGGATATTTTAGAATTATATCACATTGATGTTCGTATTTTAGGTGATGAGTATAGAGATAAAGAATTTACTGGTAAAGATATCTGCCGTAAGCGCGATATTGAATTATTCTTTAATAAAAGAGACCATAGGTTTAGTACATCTGGTTTACGAAAAGCTTGTGCTTGGGTCAATACAGACGGTGATTGGAAGATGACCAAAGAAGGATAAATAGTATATGAGCGATGATAAGATAGCACAGGCACTCAATATGAGATCTTTACAAGACATTAATGACGAAGAAAAACAGGAAATATTGGACGAATTAAATCCAGAGAAATTACCTGACTTGCCTGTCAATGCTTTTTCTACAAATGAAGAAGTTGAAAACTTACCTGTCGAACAACCAATCCAGCATCCTGTTGTACTCGATGATGGTGCTGAAGAAAATTTAAAAGATATTGAGTTAGCTAAAGCTAATATTGAAAACATTATTAGTTTGGGAGATGACTCAGTAAAAGAAATGGTCGAAATTGCTAAACAATCAGAATCGCCCAGAGCATTTGAAGTTGTATCTACATTAATGAAAACATTACTTGATGCAAATAAAGATTATGTTGAAATGAGTACTAAAAAGAGATATGCTAAAGAAGAAGCAAATCCTGCAAAACAAGAAGTAACAAATAATAATCTTATTGTATCTACTGCAGATTTACTTAAAATGATAAAGGGCGAAGGTGACTAACGGTTATTTAGGAAATACTTATCTCAAGCGTTCTAACGAGCAAATTGAGTATACACCTGAGCAAATCAAGGAGTATATGAAATGCGCCGAGGACCCAATATATTTTGCACAAAAGTATATTAAGATTGTACATGTGGACAAAGGATTTGTTCCACTTGAGATGTATGATTATCAAAAAGAGATAACAGAAAAGATTACAAAGAGTCGTCGTGTTGCTGTATTAACTGCTCGCCAGAGTGGTAAAACAACTACAGCAGTCGCTGTTATACTTCATTACATTCTTTTTAACGAATTTAAAACAGTTGCAATTCTTGCTAACAAAGGAGATGCAGCTCGTGAAGTATTAGGTAGAGTACAACTTGCTTATGAAGCATTACCTAAATGGATGCAACAAGGTATTGAAGAATGGAACAAAGGTAATATATCTTTAGAAAATGGATGTAAGATTTACGCTGGTACTACAACATCAAGCGCCATTCGTGGTAAATCAATCTCATTCCTATATTTGGACGAGGTTGCATTTATTGAAGGATTTGATGAATTCTTTGCTTCAGTTTATCCAACAATATCATCTGGTCAAACAACCAAGCTATTAATGACATCAACACCTAATGGTTTGAATCATTTTTGGAAAACATGTAAAGGTGCTGAGGAAGGTACCAACGGTTATGAATTTGTTAAAGTAATGTGGACAGATGTTCCAGGTCGCGACGAAAAATGGCTTAACGAAACCATGGAAGCACTAGACTTTGACCAAGAAAAATTTAACCAAGAATATTGCTGTCAGTTCTTAGGAAGTTTTTGAACATTAATTGACGGTTCTAAATTAAAAGAATTGGCTTACTCTCGCCCAATACAAGAGGCCGAGGGTGTATCGCAGTATGAAGCTGCACAAGAAGGTCACACTTATGTGATGACAGTAGACGTATCTCGAGGTAAAGGCTTAGATTATAGTACATTTAACGTAATAGATATCACAAAAATGCCCTATAAACAGGTTTGTACCTATAGAGATAACACTGTAAGTCCGGTGGATTTCGCAGCTATTATATATAGAATAGGATTAATGTACAACGAGAGTGCTGTTCTGATTGAAATTAATGATATTGGTGAACAAGTATCAGATGTGCTCTTGATGGACTATGGGTATGAGAATCTACTTTATACCGAAAATGCTGGAAGATCTGGTAAAAGAATCTCAAGCGGATTTGGTAAAAGAGTAGATAATGGAATACGAACAACAAAAAGTGTTAAAAGTATCGGTTGTTCAATATTAAAGTTGCTGATAGAACAAAATCAGCTAATTATACAGGATTATAACACAATACAAGAGTTATCGCGATTTTCGAAAAGGGGATCTTCGTACGAGGCTGAATCTGGAGCACATGATGACCTAGTGATGAACTTTGTCATTTTTAGTTGGTTAACAGACCAGACTTTCTTTAAAGATCTCACTGATATTAATACTATGATGCGTTTAAGACAGAAGACAGAAGAACAAATTGAGCAGGACCTATTACCATTCGGATTTATAGATGACGGTGGCGATATTCCAGAAGATGATGGGTTTGATTTGGTGAGAGAATCATGGCAAATCTGATAAACCTTCAGTTTTTATAAATATAACAGTGATAACTAATTTTAGACTAGATTTTAAATAGATAATTTTAAAGGAGAAATAATATGGCTTTTTCCGTAAGTCCTTCGGTAATAGTTCGCGAAGTGGACGCATCAGCAGCGGTACCGGCCATCGCAACGCCACCTGCCGCTATCGCAGGTGTTTTTAGATGGGGTCCGGTAGGCGAAACAGTTCTGATTTCTTCAGAGAATGAGCTTGTAAATCGTTTTGGTAAACCAACCAATGATAATTACGAAACATTCTTTGTTGCAGCAGACTATCTTTCTTATGCAAATGCTCTTTACGTGGCTAGAGTAGATAACGGTGCAGTTACTGCATCTGCATCAGATACATCAAATGCTAATACACAATTACACACATTCGGCGCATTCGACGCAAAATATCCTGGAGCTATTGGTAACTCTTTAGAAGTTGGATATGTTAAGTCTGATAAATTCGAAGCAGATGTGATTGATGTTGGCGATATATCTGGTAGCAAATTAACAGGTAACACACAAGTTTCACAAACATTAAATTTTAATGCAACTGAAGTTGTATTTGAAGTTACACCTCCTAATGCTCTTGCAGCTGATGAGTGGGAAGTTGATGATATTATCGTAATTGGTAACGATTCTGTTGGATATCAAGACATTCCAGTAACAAGTTTTGCTGAAAGAACTCTTGATTCAGCTGGTAACGTTACAGCTAATAATTCATTAATTGTGTCTCACGAATACACAGTAGGTTTAGGTAATTCATACAGATTAGCAGAAAGTGATTTAAACAAATTATCACTTGACCGCAAGTGGAAATACCAAAACTTATTTGGTAGAGCTCCACAATCTGGTAACTATCATGTTATCGTTACTGATGAAGATGGAGATATTTCAGGTACAGCAGGCACAGTATTAGAGTTATACGAAGATGTTTCTACAACTTCAACTGCAAAGCTTTCTGATGGTTCAACAAACTACTATAAAGATGTAATTCAGAATAAATCAAGCTGGGTTGTAGTTGCTAATACTGCACACTTCGAATCATCAGCGCAATCAAGCACATACGAAAGTTTAGCATTAGGTACTGATGGTACTTCAGAGAGTGCTACAACTCTTGGTGCTCTAGCAGGTGGATACGACTTATTTAAGAACGCAAATGAAATTGATGTTTCTTTCGTATTACAAGGTAAGGGTGACAACTCTGGTAATCTTGCAAATTACATTATTAGTAATATTGCTGATTACAGAAAAGATGCAGTTGCTTTCTTATCACCTTCTAAAGAAGCTGTTGTTGATGAGAATAAAACAAATACAAAACTTGCAAATGTAATTGCATATAGAAATGCTTTACAAAATAGTTCTTACTTCTTTATGGATTCTGGATATAAGTACAGATACGATAAGTATAACGATGTATACAGATATGTACCATTAAATGGTGATACTGCTGGTCTGGCTTCAAGAGTTGAACCTTTTGAATCACCTGCAGGTTTCCGTAAGGGTGTAATTAAGAATGTTGTTAAGCTTGCGTTTAACCCTAATAAAGCTCAACGCGACCAATTATACAGCAAAGATATTAACCCAGTAATGAGTCAGGTAGGACAAGGTATTGTACTATTTGGTGATAAGACTGGATTAGGTCTACCAAGCGCATTCGACAGATTGAATGTTCGTAGATTGTTTATCTCTGTTGAAAAGGCAATTGCAAATGCAGCTCAATCATTCTTGTTTGAACTGAACGACGAGTTTTCTCAAACACAGTTTAAGAATATCGTTGAACCTTTCCTAAGAGAAATTCAAGGACGTAGAGGTATTATTGACTTTAGAGTTATTTCAGATTCTTCAGTTAATACTCCTGAAGTTGTTGACTCAGGTAAGTTTAAAGCTAATATCTTTATCAAGCCTGCAAGGTCAATCAACGTTATTGAATTAACCTTTGTGGCGACACGAAGTGGGATTGAGTTTGAAGAAATTGTTGGCTCAATCGGTTAATAAATAGTATTAAAGGAGAATACGAACATGGCATTTAATATTAATGAATTTAAATCACAACTAGTAGGTGGTGGTGCCCGTCCTAGTCTGTTCCAAGTTCAAATCCTTAACCCTGTCGCTCCAGAAGCAGATTTTAAAGTTCCATTTATGTGTAGAGCAGCTGGTATACCAGCCTCTACCGTAGGATCTTTCAATACTAACTACTTCGGCCGTCAGATTAAGTATGCAGGTGATAGAACATTTGCAGATTGGACTGTGACAATTATCAACGACGAAGACTTTGTAGTCAGAAATGGTATGGAAGCGTGGATGAATGCTATCAACACACATGATAGCAACCTTCGTGCTCTTCCACAAGATTATAAATCTAACGGACTTATTACACAATATAGTAAAGATGGAGACGCTATTAGAACATACGTCTTTGAAGGGATGTATCCTACAACCGTAGACCAAATCACAATGGATTGGAGTACAGTTGACACTATCGAAGAATTTACGGTAACGTTCAGCTATGACTTCTGGCGTGTTGAAGGTTCAACTGGAATCCCGACAACCTAATTAGGTATTAAATAATGAAAATATTTGGCTTTGAAATTACGAGGCCACAAGACGAGAAGCAAGATGCAGTCTCTTTTGTAGCGCCTCAAAATGATGACGGGGCAATTACTGTTTCAAGTAATTCCCTCGGTGGTTTTTATAGTACGATTCTAGATATGGAAGGTTCCGCTAAGTCGGAATCTGAACTTATCACTAAGTATCGTAATATGGCTATGCAGCCTGAAATTTCTCAGGCAGTTGATGATATCGTTAATGAAGCGATATCTATAGAACTTGATGAAAGCGTTGTAGATATTACATTAGGCGAGGCTGACTTGCCTGATAAGGTAAAAGAACGTATAGTTGAAGAATTTGAAAATATTATAGCTTTATTTGATATGGCTAATAATGGTTATGATATGTTTCATAAGTTCTATGTTGATGGAAGATTAAATTACCATATTGTAATTAATCCAAAGGATTTAAAGAAAGGAATACAAGAACTTCGTTATTGTGACCCTCGTAAATTAAAATTAATTCGCGAAGTTGACAAGAAATCGAAGGACCCACATAGTGGAGTTCCTACTAAAAAGATTAAAAATGAGTACTATATGTACTCAGATAATGGATTCGGTTCAACAAGTGCTTCTGGTAGCACGGTTGGTTTTAAGATTGCTAAAGATTCTATAGCTCGAGTTACGTCGGGCTTGATGAATGAGAATAATAGTTTAGTTTTATCTCATTTACATCCAGCAATTAAACCACTTAACCAGTTGCGTATGTTAGAGGATGCAACAGTCATTTATACATTGACTCGAGCACCAGAGCGTAGAATCTTTTATATTGACGTTGGTAACTTACCGAAGAATAAGGCAGAGCAATATCTTCGTGATATGATGACTCGCCATAAGAATAAGTTACAATATAATTCGTCAACTGGTGAGATTAGTGACTCACGTAAAATGTTGACAATGACTGAAGATTTTTGGTTCCCACGTAGAGGTGGTGAACGAACAACTGAAGTTGATACACTAGCTGGAGGCAGTGCTCAAGGTTTAAGTGATGATACAAACATGTTGTACTTCCAACGTAAATTATACAAAGCGTTGAAAGTACCTTTAACACGTTTGGAACCTGAAACACAGGCAACCTTTGGTAGAGCTTCAGAAATTACTCGTGATGAATTGAAATTTGGTAAGTTTATCAAACGTATTAGAGCAAGGTTCTCATGGTTATTTACATTAGTCCTTGAGAAACAATTAGTTCTAAAAGGTATTTTAACACCTGAAGAATTTGATGCTATAAGAAATGATATACGATATGAATTTGCTAGAGATAATTATTACGACGAATTAAAACAGTCTGAGATATTACGTGAACGTATGAGTACACTAAGAGATATCGAAGACCATATTGGAAAATATTATTCTAAAGAATGGGTTATCAGAAATATTCTTCAAATGACTGAAGAAGAATTTGAAGAAATGAATGAGCAAATGGAAAAAGAAAAAGCAGAAGCTCCTGATGAGCCAGAAGATGAGAATCCATTTTGATAATAAATAAAATTAATGATTAAATTAAATAGGGACTAAATATGAAAAACTTTAAAGACCTCCTCTCTGAAGTGGCACAACCAAAGTCGCCAGAAGAGAAAGCTTTTAAAGACCAGCATAAGATTGAATTAATCAAGCACCCCGTTGCTCCTGATTATGTTCACACTGGTGAAATAAAAGGCGTAACGAAAAAAGAGCGACCAGCTGATGTTAAAGCTGGTGAAGACGAAAAGAAATACGATGGCGGAGTTGCTGCTAAGGCAAAACCATTTAAGATGCCTCGTAATATTGACGAAACAAAATTAACATTTAAAGGGTTAATTGAAAAAGTATCTGATACTGAAGACCTTCTTGAAAGTCCCCAAGAAGAAGTATCTATGATGATGAAACAATTACACTTTATCTGTTATGCATCTGAAGAGATTATGGAATATCTCGGTGCTGAAGATATGGACCCAGAAGAGTGGTGGCAGAATAAATTAGCACAGACATTCGGTAATATTAAATCTTTATATGCATATGCTAAAGGTTCAGAAGTTGTTAAGAAAGATATTGAACAAGACGACGATTTAGGTGCTGATGACGATGTTGATATATCAGTACCTGATGATGCTGAAGTAGATAACATCATGAACAGCATGTACGAAGAATTAGAAACAGAATCAAAAATTATTACAGAAGCATTCTTATTAAGCGAAGCTAAAATCGACGTTGATTATATCGGCGACGACAAAACGAAAGAATCTCACGAAAAAAGATTTAATGTAAAA